GCCTTTGATAGCTTCATCAGTATATGCCTTAGCCCCATAAATCGTGCTCGCGGAAGCAGCATCTGTCGCGCTACCTACAACCGCGGTCTTCGCAGAATTAGCAGCACCTGCCGCGTCATATGCGGAGCTCTCGGTATAAGCAGCCGTACCTAGACCATGTACAGCCACGTCGACGCCGTTTACCGCGATTGTACCATTAGTAGTGCCTTCTTTAATATTAGATGCTTGTAATGCGCTATCTGCTTTATCTAGCGAAGCCTGTATATCTGTTGTTAATTTAGCTTTTGACACTCCGCCGTCCACTAAACTAGCACTAATTATTCTATTATTATTATCTACAACAATTTGGACTTCGGTTGCTCCTTCTTGTTCTTTATAAATATCAACAAGCGAGCCAACATTAATATAAATTTTATCTTTGTTTGCATTAGCAAGCGTTAATACAAGATATGTTCCTGCGTCCATCCCAGCTGGATCAACTTCCACGGCGCCTTCCGTGACAACCATATCTTTAGGAATATTAATAGTAACAATCGTTTTATCATCTTGAATTAAGGTATAGCTTTTAGCGTAATCTGTAGGAGAAGATTCAACTACTGTCACTACTGCTGATGTATCAACCTCATTTATTGCAGCAACTAAATCACTTTTAGCTGTTGTAGTTAAATCATTCAGGGAGCCTATCTTGCTTTCCACTTCAGTGATATCTGCCGCGGTACCACCGGCTCCCGCGTTCTTACCTAATATGTATGCAAGTATATCCATTATAATTTGCTCCAAACTTTTTGATTATTTAACATATATACATTGGAGGTTGCAACTACAATGCAAGTACTTCCAGGTTGCACTGAAGTAGGAAGTTCTGCAATATCTTCTTCAGAATCTGCAACAAATTGAGTTACATACACTCCAATATGGTCATTCTGTTGCATTACATTGTACATTCTATTCCCTCTCTTTCTTTAATATTCGCATTCTAGCCCATATCTGGACATTACTGCTTTTGACATATTAACAATTTTCTTTACATTATATTCACGAATAAACCATTTTGAGTCAGAATTTTTAAACCATCCATAATAAGAGATACACCTATGAGCTAAACCAATAGGTATTTGTTTATTAAATTGCGCATATTGAAGATAAGCTTTTAAATAAGTTCTTCTTGCACGCAAGAATATTCCTGCTCTAACCTCAGTATGGTCTCTATAAATAACATATCCCATCATATCTATAGGTCTTCCGTGCCTTTTAACTTTCCCATTTTTGTCCAATTCCATCCAATCTATTGGAAATATCTCCCAATTAGATTTAACCTCTAGCCCCAATGGACCCTCTAAATATTCTATTAAGCCTTTCATAGCTTCAATAACCAGTTCTTTATCTGCACCAAGTATAATAAAATCATCCATATAGAATAATACCATAGAAAAATATCCACTATATGATTCATATAGGTAGTTATAGGCAAACGATAAAAAATAATTACATAAAAATTGACTTAAATAAGAGCCAATGGAAAGACCAGATTTAAAAGTATCAATTAAGAAAAATAATAAATAAAGTAAATCTTCATTATCCGTATCTTTCCACAATTTGGCTTTCAGTATATCCTTATTAATTGATGGGTAACATTTATGTATATCACCCTTCGCTCCATATCGCGCGGTTTCAGGGTGTTTCCGCATTCTTATTTCAAGTAATTCTTTTCCATATACTTGACCGCGGCCTTGGATACTAGCGCATTGATATGGCTGTATCCTGTGGCTCCAGATTTCCCATCCAGCAACAACCGCGATATGGTCAAGTATTTGGTGTTCTATTGATTGAATACCTATCTCTCTTAATTTTCCGGAATTACCATCAAATCTTTTAACATATTTAATAGGAGGAACAGATAATTGTCTGTTTTTGATTTTCCAGATTATAGAATCTGCTATAGTATACAGAGTAGGTTTCAATAGCATATCTCGCATTGGATTATTTATCAACGCGAGAACTTCCTTATCAGAATAACTAGGTAAGAAAGAACTAATATATGAAACAATATCTCTTCTAGTCCATTTTCCTTTGAAGCAGTCTTTTATACAATCATACACCGCTTTGGTGTCGTACATTATTTTAGCCGCGTCTCTTGCGTAGTGATGAACCATGAAAAGTTACTCTCACTTTAAAATAATGAAAGTTTTTTAATAAAAGATTGATTTTTATTATACTGACCTTCAGCTTTTGTTTCAAAAAGCTAAGCTTATACAACTTTATAAAAAGAGTAAGTTGCATTGGGCTCCTTATTTTCGCAAATTTTGAATCAAATATTCAGAGCTATTCGACAATAATATAATTATTATCCGCGGCCTTTCCAGGGCGGTCAATGGCCATTTCGTATAATCAAATACAGAATAGTTCTATTTCTAATTTTTGTGCCGTCTATAAGCACTCTAACTACTCTTTAAGTTAAAGTTCCGTGACAGGATGTTCCAGTTGGCATTACCGACACCATTGTTCGCGTTCAGATTCCAGAGACCATCAATCGCCCCATTGTTCAGGTTCCCGAACGAAAGCCAAGGGTTTCCTGCGCCATGACCCTCATTTATAAAGTTAAGTTAATAAAATTATCTATCTTGAACTAAGAAACTTTGATTATTTAATCAAGTGTCCTTTCTTCTAGTATTTTTTGCACCTGTTCTTTTAAGGATGTAGGCACATCATCCAAGGTCTTAAGGCCTTTAAGAATTAAATTTGCATATATTTTTGCCATAATTAATTTGTTAATCCTTCCAATAATTCATAACAATCACATAGAGCTAATTGTGTTTCATCCATTTGAGCTTCTAAATTAGCGATTTTTGTAGGATAATCAACATCCTCTTCTGGCTCAAATTTTAAATAGAAGCTAATATTAGCCTCAATAGTTTCTTTTGTTGTTTTTGTTCTAAAAACATTACAATCATATTGATACATTGCCTGAGTAGCTGTACCCTCTTCGGTGGCATCAGTCTCGATTGTGATTATCTGCTCATTAGAACAGATAATCACATCGGCATATTCGCTATCAGGAAGAGAATAATAACTCAATTCAGGCTGTTGTACAGGTGAAATCATAGTTGTCATTATTTTATATCCTCCTATTGTTTATTTTAACTTAAGGGGTTCGCCATACCATTAGGAGATAGCCGTGACAGGAAGCTCCAGTAGGCATAACCGACACCAATGTCCGCGTCCAGACGCCAGAGACCAGCAATCGCCCCATAGGCCAGGCCCCCGAACGAAAGCCACTCTCTCTGACCACTAGTTCCAGCGTCACAGTAACATCCGTCACAGAATCCTGTAGCAGAAGAAGCATTTTTTGCCGTAGGCACCATAATACCATTACTTAGGTCAATAGCACATTCAGAAATGTACTTCCAAGCAGCTTCATTTCCAGGTATAGTAGCAGAGCATTTAGCCCAATCAGAGCTAGATTGAATAGTAGCAATAGTAGTTGTTAATGCTGTAGCGTCATGGCATACATAGACATTTCTAACAACATTACTACTGCTATCTGTAGTAATATCCATTACCACGTTACCTAAGACTTCATAGCCGCCGACCATACATTCGATTCCGCCCAATACAAATGGATGGACATTATCAACTTTATAAGCCCCATTAATACAAACGCCGTCCATATCTAGCACGTTATCACAGCTACCAGATATCCAAGGCATTGTAGAAATTCTACAAGATGTGGTCGTAGTAATATTATCAATAGTAGTTCCATCTATTTCAGCTAAAGTAATTAAAGAATTACTTGTATCTCCTGATAGTGGCTCAATAGACTTAATAACTTTGCTAAATGCTAAGTTGTGTGTTTCTTTATAATATCTATCATATCCGCTACTATTAGAGCAATCGCCAACAGATACTGTAGATCCCACTACATAGCTATTTGCATTAGAGGTTGAAATTACGATACCAGGGTAGGTTCCCGCAATAGAGCATAATGCTTGACTACTATAAGAACTACATCCACCAAAAATACTTTGTGAATTAAGAGTAGCGTATTTAATCATAAATTGCAACTGAAGGAAGAATTGGTCCATAGCAGTTTCGCCGCAGTAAAAATTATTAATGCCATGGCAAAAACTAATCAATCCACTATAAGAAATATTTGTAGGAGTAGGTTGTCCCTGACTATAAGAAATAGGCACATAGCCGCTAGCACTAATAGGCTTTCCATCAGAAGTTCTACCCATTACATATTTAGAGTGAACCATGAATCCATAAGAAGTTTTATCTGGTCCAATACATTCAGGAAGAATAGTATAACCATCATAAGCTTTATCAGTTACAGATACATACCAATATCCGCTCTCGCTCCATGTCTTTACATACCAAGGAGCATTTAATACACCCACTTGTCCATTAGAGCCATCCCTAGCAAAGTCTGTTTGTCCATCAATGGCTTTTAAAACAATATGACCATCAGTAGAATCTAATTCCCAATTACAATCAATAGCTTTAAACATCGGAATATTGCTATAGTCGTTTGTATTTTTAACAGTTAAAGTAGAAGGCTTGCAAACAAGCCCTGCATTGTCATCAGTCTTTGTTCCCAAATAGCTCGTTGAAGTAGCATATAGAGGAAACTTAGTTGTATAAATCTTACCCGTAGCTTGGGCATTAAAGAAGGCAGCCATGGTTTTATTTAGATTCCCGCCTAGATAAGCAAGCTCTTCAACACTAGCTTTTACGCCATCTACTTCAGCAGCAATCATTTCCATGTTTCTACCATCATCTAGTATAACATATTGTCCTTCAGCACCTAAATTCACGGTACGGAAAGAACCATCGGAGTCTTTGACCCTCATTTTTCTTGCTACACTCATAGTATTCTCCTTTTTTATCTTTTTATTCAACGAAAAATAACCTTTTCTCGTCGTTCTATGATATATAAAAAATCTTTTTTATGTCTAAATCAACCTTGTCCAAAAGAATTTTAATTGATTTTCCTGAAAATTTTTGGTATAATATATGTAAAAGAAAGAAGGATGACAACTATGAGTAACAAGCAATATTGGGGAGATAGAAGTCGTCAAGTGACAAGAGCTAAAATGCACACTAAAGAAATGCAAGAACAATTTGCATCTGAAATTGAAGCATCTATAGCTAATTCTTATGCCGCTACGGTTCTATCTTTTCCTACCTCACTACAAAAGACAAACGATTTAATGCGCTTAGAGCTGTGGCTAAACGATTTAAATACAACTGATGCTTTATTCAAGCATTATAGCCCAAATGAAAAAATTGCAGTATTAAATTTCGCCTCCTTTGTGAAGCCAGGTGGTATGTTCTTGCAAGGCTCAACAGCACAAGAAGAGTCTATTTGCCATGATTCATACCTCTATAACGTATTATCAGCATTTGAGGACTGGTATAAAGAAAATACTGTCTTTATTAATGATAAGCTATTCGCTGATAGAATGTTATACTGCAAAGATATATATTTCTTTAAGAAAAATGATTTAAGCAATCCCATTTCCGCAGATGTAATCACTTGCGCTGCTCCAAATATTAAGGGAGCCGTAAAAATTCAGGGACTAGATAAAATAAATTTATATCTCCGCAATTCAAAAGCACTAGATACTAGAATTCAATTTATCCTAGATTCCGCAGAATATAATCATATAAACACCCTTATTTTAGGAGCATGGGGATGTGGAGTATTTGGTCAAGACCCTGTAGAAGTAGCAAGTCTTTTTAAGAAACACCTTTGTAGAACTTACACTTATTTAAAGAAAGTTGTTTTTGCAATTCCTTTTAACGCAAACGACTTTAACCTATATGGTTTTTATAAAGTGTTTCAAAATAAGGAGTTAATCAATGAGTCATTATATAGCAACTGATTTGCATGGTGAATACAAACTTTGGGAACGAATAAGAGATTATTTAAAACCTAATGATGTTCTTTATTTCTTAGGAGACGCCGCAGACAGAGGTCCCGATGGGTTAAAAATTATGAGAGAATTACTTTCCAATCCAAGAGTAGTTTATCTAAAAGGCAACCATGAAGAACTCCTTATTAATACTATAAAAGAATGGCTAGACCTTTCTTCGTGTTCTGATTATCCCCATAAACGTCAGAGCGCGCAGTCTCTACATCTAGCCAATGGAGGTCAAGCTACCCAAGAAGATTTACTTCCAGGCTCCCATATAGAATGGGAATGGTATCTTCGCCAACTAGAAAATTTACCAGAAATTATAACTGTCACATCTCAAAATACTGGTAAAATAGTATGCTTGTCTCATGCTGGGTGTGACCCAATAGATATAGGAAATAATACTTTTAAAAATAAATTTAATCAGCCTCTTCACGATAAGGATGGACCAAATCTGTGGCTCTGGAATAGGGAACATTTAATCCAACCTTGGCCGCAAGAATCCCGCTTTGAAAACCTTTACATTATTCATGGCCACACTCCAGTTCCCGCATTGGGTTATATTTCTTGCATTGATTATCCAGACCCAGACAAGACAAAAGAAATATTCATTTATGCTGATGGCCATAAGATTGACCTAGACTTACTATCTTTCCAAACTAAGAAAGCAGTACTATATAATCTAGATAATATGGAGGTGGAAAAATATTTCAATGAGTAATGTTATTACTGCAATAGAAGTACATAGAGATATATTATTGAATGATTTAAACTATTCTCCAAAATCTATTCTGGGAGTATTCTGCTATGGCTCCCAAAATTATGGTTTAGCTAATAAAAATAGCGATGTAGATACTGTAGCCATCTATCTTCCTACTTTTGAAGAAATGTGTCTCTGTAAAGAAAGATTATCAAAAGAATTTCATCTTCCTAATGGAGAACACATTGTTATAAAAGATATAAGAGAATATTCAGATATGCTTTCAAAGCAGAACATCAATTTCCTAGAAACTCTTTACACCCAATTTTACTGGCTAAATGATGAGTATGCTCAAATATTCACAGAGCTATTTATCAATAAAAGAGATATTTACTCTTCTTTAAATATTAAAAAGATGTATACATCAATAGCAGGACAAATTATTCATACTGTTAAGCAAGATCCAGCAGATAATAAAAAATTAAGTAACGGGTATAGATTGCTATATTTATTGGAGAACTTTGAAAAAACTCATGATTACGAATCTAGTTTATCGCCCATTGGTAAAGAGCATGATTTTCTATGGAATTTAAAATATAATAAAAGTAGCTACACCGAAAAAGAAAAACTTGATATGGCTTATGCTATAATTGATAAGGCCTTGGCTTACCAACAAAATTATTCTTCTTTAAAGACAACTGAGGCGGGGACCGCCCTACGCGCCCTCCAGACCGCGACTGTGGAGATTTTAAGGAAGGCTTGCGCGATAAATACGCCCCGCCTTACGCGGGTGGAATTTGAGCAGTATTTAACTAACGCGGAATCTACTGCTTTAGTGGCATTAATGCAGTCAGTTTATCCAGAAGGCAATATATCAATTAATAAAGCTATAGAGCAATATCACATTTCCCGCCCTGTATTTACTTCTCTATTGGAAAAAATGGAAAAGTATGACATGGCAGAAATTAAAAAACAAGGTGTAAAAGGCACATACATTAAATTTAAGGAGACAAAGTAATGAGCAGAAGAAAAATAATTGCCGCGATCTCTATTACTATTGGTTGCGGAGTGGCACTTGTATTATCTGGTTGCTCAGAAAGCCTAAAAAGAGAAGCTAAAACCATAACAAGTGAATATACTGGAGGACTGAATCGAACTGTAACAGTATATGATTATAATGGCAAGAAGATAGATTCCTGGACAGGAAAGTTTGATGTTACAGAGTCTGAATCTGAAGTTTCCTTTGATATAGACGGCAAACGAGTTATTATTCAAGGTGGAATTGTTATTAATGAAGAGAACTAAATTGACCCCTCAAGAATGGCAAGAAAAACATCCTAAGTGTGAAACTTGTAAATACTCTGAATTCCATTGTCCCTTAATAGCAGGTTTGCCCATTCCATCATATTATACTTGTGCAATAAAAGATAAAATAGTTTATCCAAAATTACCAAGATGGTTTTGTCAATGCTATGAGTGGAAGAATTTTAAATTAAAAGGAGAATAAACAAATGAAATATTACATTTTTACTTGGCACGAAAACAAAAATAAATATGCAGAGCCCATTAGACGATTTACCTCGGTCATGACGCCAGGGGACCTCATTTCCGCAACTCTTAATTTCATTAAAGCTATTGGTCATGCACATCGTATATCTATTGAGCAGATTCAAGAAATGATTCCAATCAGTGAAACTGAAGAGAAAGATACCTCCCGTTTTGGCTTTGAAAAAAATCTTATACCCAAAGGTAAAGCATTTGTTCCTGATGATAAATGGAACATGATGATTAAGCTTCTTAGACTTAATAAAGCTTAATTAATAAGGCTGGACTAAATGTTCAGCCTTTATTTTTTCAATAATTTTTGTTATAATATATACATAAACAAAGAAAGAAGGAATTATAAATGATAGCTCATTTTGAATTGGATGAAAGCGAAGTAATGTATATTATTTCGCAATATTTTAAAACAGCTCCATGCTGTATAAATATTAAATGTCCGTCGGATGACATGCAACGAGCTGGACTTGGGTTAAAAGTTACTGTAGAACAGCATAAAAAAATAGAAGAGGAAGAAGAATAAAATGTATGTTGAAGCTATTCTAAATGAAGAAGATATTCAATGGATAATTGCAGAATATTTTCACATTGGTTCTATTGATATACATCCTGGCATTAACTTAGCAGAAAATAAAATTCAAGTTAAAATTAAAACGACAAAAGAATATAAAGAGTTTAAAAAAGAGCAAGAAACCGATATTTTTGTAAGAGCTAATAAGGCGCTACAGGATTTTAAGAAAGGTAAAGCAAATGTATAAAACAACTATTGAAATAGACGAGGAAGATATTAAAGATATTCTTGCTAAACACTTCTCTACCAAACCCGAAAATATATTTCTTTATGGCGGGCAGGAAGAGTGCGGATGCGGACAACAGACACACTCTACGTCTTATGTGAAAGCAAAAATTACTTCTTACAAAATACGAGGTTTAGAAGAGGTTTAGAATGAGTGTACATGATGAACTTGGCAAAAGAATGAAAATGTACGAGAGTGTATCTAAAGGAACTTTAATGAGGCGAACGCCAGTTATTGTGCGCGTCGATGGCAGATCATTCCACTTTTGGACTAGAGGATTTAAGAAACCCTTTGATACTATTCTCATTGATACGATGCAGGAAACTATGAAATTTATGTGCGAGAATATGCAAGGTGCGGTTCTTGGATATCAGCAGTCAGATGAGATAACCATTGTCCTTATTGATTATCAAAAGATTACATCCGACGCGTGGTTTAATAATGAAGTGCAGAAAATTTGCAGTATTTCCGCGTCCCTTGCAACTTTAGGTTTTAATACAGCCTATTCCCGCAATATACAGAAGATTCAACTTCCTCTTACTCTTGAGTATATGTCAGATGAGAAGCAGTCAGCATTTTTAAAATATTATCATACTTATCATGATAGAGCTAACGAAGCTATGTTTGATGCTAGATGTTTCAACTTACCAAAAGAAGAAGTAACTAATTGTATTTATTGGCGGCAGCTAGATGCAACGCGTAACTCTATTCAAAGTGTTGGGCAGGCTTATTTTTCTCATAATCAATTAGATAATAAGACTTGTAATGATATCCAGAATATGCTTTTAACTGAAAAGAATATTAATTGGAATGATTTTCCTACTACTCAAAAGAGAGGAAGCTGTTGTATAAAGAAAGATGGTAGGTGGATTATCGACAATGAAATTCCTATCTTTAAACAAGAGGGAAGAAAGTACATTGATAATTTAATCTTTTTAAAGGAGGAGCAAATATGACTAATTACACTTCTTATCCGAGGAGAGCTATCAAAAAGCAGCAGAAGCGAATTACTTCCGCAATTCGCGACATGAATACTAATATTAAAAATGATGATTTGTGGAGAGGGAGATTCGTAGCAAAGCAGGTTTCCCGCTATGTAGATGTATACTCTGATGGGTCTGGCGTATGTATCACTCCAGTAATTGAGTTCTACGACCGTAAGACTATGCAGAAGGCGACGACCATGGAGAATTATATTTTGGATGTCAATTTCCGCAATTCTCTCTATTGGAAGATGAACGATTTCATTACTGAGTATATTAAAGTATGGGAGAATGAGGATAGAAAAGTTTTATATTCAGACACAACTGACTATTCCACCATTCCTATTGACACCGTGCAGTATCAGGATTGCAAAAGAAATGGTAGACTTAATGGATTTGTTTGGTAAGTCTTAATGATTTCATTTGATTTATATAAAAATTTGTGATAAAATATTATACATAAGAAAGAAAGAAGAAAGGAAAAAGAAGCATGTCAAGATATGATGATGATAATTTCAACAGCGGGAACGGAATGAACAGACAGAGAGACCTGGTTCTTTCTACTAATGAATTCTGTTTCCTCCAGAGTAAGACTAATGGCTCTATTAAGACGTATACGGGGCCAATCTCTGTGACTATCAGTGCGCAGGAAAGTCTTGTAGTATTTAATGAAAAGACAAAGAGATTCGAGGAGACTCAGGATTTCGAGAAGGCGCGGCAGCTGTTTACTTCTGCTCCTGAGGGCTGGTACGTTGTGATGAAGAATCCGAGCAAGGATGAGACACATCCGGAGGCTGGTAAGGCGGCTAATGCCGCGGAACTGCGTATCGGTAGAAAAATTAATATCGCGGGACCCTGCTCATTCTCTCTGTATCCAGGTCAGATGACAAAGGTAGTCCGTGGTCATCGTCTCCGCTCTAACCAGTATCTGCTGGCACGAGTTTATGACGCGGATGCTGCAAAGCAGGGCATGGATGCAGCAACTATTATTGATACCCAGGGTAAAGAAGTTTCTGATAAGACTCAGAATCAGTATTTCGCAGGCCAGCTTTTGGTAATTAAGGGTACTGAAGTGTCCTTCTACATGCCGCCTACTGGTATCGAAGTAATTCCGGTCGGTGGTAAGGGTAATGATTACATTCGTAATGCAGTGACTCTTGAGAGACTTGAGTATGCAATTCTTAAAGACGAAGATGGTGAGAAGCGTTACGTACATGGCCCCGCTGTGGTATTCCCGAAGCCGACTGAGACCTTCGTTGAGACACCAAATGGTGGAACTATTTTTCGCGCGTTAGAGCTGTCTCCTATTAGCGGTATTTATGTAAAGGTAATTGCTGCGTATGATGACACTGTAACTGAGAATGGTAAGAAGAAAACTATTCATCATCCTATTGGTGAAGAGCTGTTTATTACTGGTAATGACCAGATGATTTATTATCCGCGTCCGGAACATGCCATGATTCAGTATGATGGTAAGTATATGCATCATGCTATCGCGAAACTGTAAAAGGCCCGAAGATGTATCTGCCGGATCCGCGTACCGAAGTAGTGGTCAAGAGAAAGCTGACAGAAAAAGAGTGTAAGTTGTTTTATCCGGATAACGCAGAAGTAATTGCATACAATGCGGGGTTGACTGAAAAAGCAGCTGAGAAAGCCGCCCGCAAGGGACAGACTAATACGACCTCTGAAATGATTAATGGGGGATACTTGACCGCAAATCAGGAATCTACACTGGCTATCTTTGAAGCCAATGCAAATATTAGTCGCGGAGTGTCTTATACTAAGCCGAGAACAATTACTCTTGATACTAAGTACGACGGTGTTGTCACTGTTAATGTATGGACAGGGTATGCGATCAATGTGGTGAGTAAAACCGGTTCCCGCGAAGTGGTAGTTGGTCCTACAACTAGATTACTTGACTATGACGAGACTCTTGAGTCTATGAGCCTGTCCACTGGCAAGCCTAAGACTACAGATAGACTGCTGACCACCGCATACTTGCGAGTAGAGAACAATAAAATTTCTGACCTGATTAATCTTCAGACGAGCGATTTTGTTGATGTGCAGGTAAAAGTTTCTTATTGCGTAGACTTCTTGCCGGAGTATAAAGATAAGTGGTTTAACGTAGAGAACTATGTAAAATATATGTGTGATCGTGAACGCAGTCTACTCAAGAGGGAAGCTAAGAATCATACGATAGAAGATTTCTATGCTAATGCAACAGACATTGTGAGAAAGATTGTTCTTAATCAGGAAGCTGTCCATGCAGAAGGAGAACGCGCAGGCCGCTTGTTCAAAGAGAACGGTATGCTTGTCCATGACGTTGAAGTGTTGACTGTAGCTATTGAGCAGAATGTTGCTAATATTCTTGAAAGTCATCAGGAGGAGATGGTAACTAAAGCTCTGGAGCTATCCGCAGCAACTAAAAAGATGGAAGTTGTAACTAAACTGGCTGAGTATGAACAGCGCGAGGCCGAGCTGAAACATGATAATGAAATCTACAGATTGACGCTGGCTAAGAGCACCCAGTTAGATAAGCTGGCCGCAGAAGCTGAAATCAATGAGAAGAAACGCGCGGAAGCCGAAGCTCAGAAGCAGGCTGAGAGTGACCTTCAGGAAATTCTCGATAAGATTGAAGCTGCTAAGTTGGAGCGTGCTAAGAAGGCTGACGAAGCAAAGCTTGAAACAGAAAGAAAACTGACCGAGATTGATAAGGCGAGACAGGAAGCATATGCCGCGACTGTGGCTAACATCATGGAATCTATCAGTCCTGACTTGATTGCAGCCCTTACTGCAAAAGCTAATGCATCTATGCTTGAAACTACTACACAGGCAATGAGTCCTATTGCTATTGCAAATGGTGAGTCTATTGCGGATACAACTAATAAACTGCTGAGAGGAACCTCTCTTGAAGGTGTTATTGATCAGCTTGTGAAAGTGAGAACAAAAGATTGATGAAAGAGAAGAAAGCTCCTATTCGTACCATTGTCGCTGTCATTGTAATATTTGCAATTTTAATTGTCGCTCTGAACTCCTTTGTAGTCATTCCCAGTGGCTACACTGGAGTGAAGATAAAATTTGGCCAGATTTCAGAGCAAACTGTCCAAAATGGAATTAATTTTAAAATTCCTTTCATTGAAAAAATTGAGAAAGTGAATAACAAGCAACAGGATGTTACATTTGAAGGTCAGATTTGGTCTGAAACCTCTAATAGAACTGCTATTTACTACGATGGTATAACTGTTACTTATCAGATTGCAAAAGATAAATCCGCATGGATTTATGCTAATGTAACTAATTATAAAGATGCTCTGGTTACTTCAAACCTAGTGGCCTCCGCAATTAAAGAGAGTAGCAAAGACCTTTCAGATTCCGATGCTACTAATCGTGGAAAGATTGAGCCATTAACTATGGAGAATCTTCAGGCTTCTCTTGATGAGAAATATGGCGAAGATGTAATTATTATTAATAAAGTTACAATTTCCAATACAGATTTTGATGACTCATATAACCAGGCTATTGCGGAAAAGCAGCAGGCCCAAATTGCTTATGAAAAGCAGCAGATTGAAAATCAGACTACGCTAGAGAAAGCGCAGACAGAAGCTGAAGCTAAAAAGATTGCCGCAGAGGCAGACGCGGAAGCCACGAAGATTAATGCGGCCGCGGAAGCCGAAGCTAACGAAGAATTGGCTAGTTCTATCACCCAAGAGCTAATTGATATGAAACTCGCGGAAGCTCGATTAGAGCACGGTTGGGTTACGGTCCAAGGGGTAGAAAGTATTATTACAGATAATAATTAAGGAGCGGATAATCCGCTCCTTTTTTGACTTTATTTTTATTTTATGTTATAATGTTTATATAAAGAAAGGGAGGAAATTAGCAATGCGTAAAAATAAGAATGAAATTGAAATAGTAAATTTGCCTAGGGACTTAAATCTAGAACAATTATTTAAAGACCGCCTTTTTAAAGAATTCGGAAAATGTCCATTTTGTGGCTGCGATAAAAAGAGATATACAGACCCAGATATTATTTTTAAAAATAGAGGAATAGCTGAATATCTACGTACCTCGATTGGCTTTTTTAGCAACAAATGTTATGTTAATTATAATTGCAACGAATGCGGAGCAGAATGGAATTCTCCCAAATATCCTGCTAAATATTTAAGTTTAAAATATTACAAAAACAAAGGAGTGTTTAATTAATGGAAATAATGGCGCAGAGAATTGCTTTAGAGGCCTTACCGACGGAAAAGTATGAGCATACAAAACGGGTAGTTGAATTGGTTGGGGATGACCCCGTTTTAGACAGGGTTCTTTCTTATCGGTTTCCGGATAATAAGGCTAGGGTTATGAGAGACCTCCAAGACGTGGCTTGGTTGCATGACGTATTAGAAGATACTGATTTTCCCAACATCTTTCCGGGGGATATCAGCAAAGCAGTTCGATTATTAACGCATAATAAAGAAGCTGAATCTTACGATGCTTATTTGGTGAAAATTAAAAGAATGATGATTAATTCTAGCTATGAGGGTTTTCTTGCTTATCATGTCAAAATGGCTGATATTAAAGACCATTTAAAACAGAAAGAAACTTTAACTCCTAAACTAAAAGAAAAATACCTATCTGGATTGGCGGTATTTTTGTAATGACATTTATTCAATTTGTACTAATAATATTAATAAATATCATTCCTTTCTTTTGGGGATATTTCTATAAGGATTTTACCGAAGGAAAAGGTTTTTGGTTTAAATTTTTTTCTGGATATATTGTCGCGGAGATAACAATAGTATTAATAAGAGTATTAATATTAATAGCCTAAGGAGTAATAATGACTAAATATTACGTATGTGGAGATGTTCATCAAGATTTTAAACCAATTAGAGAGTTCTCCCTCCGCCATAATACAAATAAAGATTTCCGCGATGCGGAGAAAGTACTAATCATGCTAGGTGATTTTAGCGCGAATTTTTTTCTCGATGGCGAACTTGGCTATATGGATAGGAATTTCAAAAAGAAGTTAGGCAAATATCCATTTACTTACTTTGTGATACGCGGAAATCATGAGCAAAGACCTAGTATCTGCAAAAGTAGCCATCCAGAAAAATGGCATGTTGAAACATATTTTAACAATTTTGTATATGTGGAAAATGACTATCCATACATTAAGTATGCTCTAGACCGTCCCGCGACATATCAAATTGGAAACTATAAGACTATAGTCTTTCCAGGTGCTTATTCTGTTGATAAATATTACAGATTATCACATAATAAGGTATGGTTTACAAAAGAACAAATGGACAACACAGAAATGAACATCGGAAAAATACTTCTGGCGGCAGAAAACTGGAAAGTTGACTTGATATTGTCTCATACTTGTCCGACCTGCTATGAGCCAACTGATTTATTTCTTCCTACTGTTGACCAGTCTCTTGTTGATAAAACAACAGAAAGATATCTCGCAGAAATAGAACGAAAATTAGATTATAAATTATGGTGCTTTGGCCATTATCATCGGACTCGCGTATATCCGAACGCTGACGATAAACAAATGCTTATGTTATTTAATCAACATTTAATAGACTTAGATAAGTGGATGAATAAATTGCCTAAAGAAGTTGGAGATTTTATATGAAAAATCCTTATAAGCAGCCAATAGAAACAATACATTATAAAGAGCAATATACTTATCCTAATTCTAAAAAGAAAAGAAAAAATAAAGAAAATAAGGGAACAGCTATGACTCGTATAAGTTTCCATCCAGGCGGAATTGTAATTATGTGTATACTTTGTGCTGTAGCTCCTGAAGCTTATGCACTAATTCCCACAGCAACTCAATATCTTATGTGGTTTTTTGCTGTGATAGATTGTTTTAGTATTACAACGAAAGAGGAGTAAATTAATGATTATAAAAATGCAATGTAATGGCTATGGTTTTGCTGTTGACGATGAAATCAGCAAAGAAGAAGAAGAATTTAAAGGCTATTTTACTTTTTCTGACACTGATGAAATAGATGCTTTCATTAAACAGCTAAAATACCTTAAAGCCATTGTTCTTTCTTGATATTTTTAAAAAGTTTTGATATAATATATTTAATATAAGAAAGGAGACAGGATAATTATGTTAAACGAAAAATCTGTTAGAGAGCTAGCTTTCTTGGCAGAAGTCACCGACATTACTCCAATCGAAAAGGCTGATAGGCTAGAGTTAGTGCATATTGGTGGTTGGCCTTGCGTATGCGGAAAAGGCGAGTTTAAAGTTGGAGATATCGGGGTATATTTTGAGATTGACTCTAAGTTGCCGGAAAAGAAACCTTTCTCTGATATGGAGTTTCTTGTAAATAAGAAATATCGTATTAAGAGCCAACGTATTCGAGGAGCAATCTCTCAGGGTCTCTTAATGCCACTTTCCGCGTTTGATGGAACTGAATTTGAAGCAGCTGTACGCAATGCGTCTATGAGCAACCGTTGGCTTACTGAAGCTCTTGAGGTAACTTACGCGGCGACCGAAGATAACGCGCGTAAGGGATCTGGTCCTGACAAGTATAAAAAAATGGCACAGCGTCATCCCGCCCTATTTAAAAAGCCATTTGTTAGATGGATTATGAAATATAAATGGGGTAAGAAGATCATGTTCCTCTTCTTCGGTAGAAAAAGAGACGCTCAGCACTGGCCCCAGGAAATTTCTAAGACTGATGAAGAGCGCTGTCAGAATCAGGTTTGGAGATTCAAACCTGATAACACGGAGAAATGGATTGTCTCTGAAAAGATTGATGGAACTAGTACTACAGCATTTTGGAAGCGTAAGAATTTTAACAAACATGACTTTCTTGTTTGCTCTCGTAATGTAGTATTTGATAAACCTAACAAAAAATGTTTTTATGAAACTAATGTTTATACTGAAATGGCTGAAAAATATCATTTTGAAGATGCCTTGGGCCAAATTGCTAACGACTATGGTCTTGATTGGGTGGCACTTCAGGGAGAGACCTATGGGGCTGAGATCCAGAAACGTGACTACTCAATGAAAGAGCATGATTTTGCAGGGTTTAATTTGATTTTCTCTGGAAAAGGAAGGTTAAATTCTTATGATTCTCGCGAAATTGTGGCTAAGTATAATATACCATGGGTTCCACTTCTTTGCGATAATTATGTGCTTCCCGCAACCGTAGAAGAGATGCTAAACTATGCGGAAGGCACGTCTCAAATTGACGGGTTACCTAGAGAGGGCGTTGTGCTAAGAAGCCAAGACGGTGCGGATAGCTTTAAAGCTGTTTCTAATGCTTATTTACTTAAATTTCATCAATAAAGGAGAATAAAAATAATGGAAACAAATACAGAAACCGGTATTATTAGTCGGCGCATTCGGATGACAAATATTACTGACCTGACGGAATTTGTAATTAAAGCTTCTCAGGTAGTAGGAGATATCACTGTTCGCAAAGGAATCTATGTAATTGATGGTAAGTCCCTTATGGGTCTTATGTCTATTGACGTATCTTCTGGAGCGGTGGTTGAGTATCCAGAAGAAGCAACCGAGTTTGATGCTTTTATCGCCCCTTTTGAGGCATAAGAAATAAGCGTAGAATAAAATCTACGCTTTATTTTTTTAAAAAATTATGATATAATATATCTATAATAAAAAAGAAAGAAGGCATATTTTTGAGTAAAAAAACAAAAGTTGTTGATTGTGAACCAAGTCGTTTTTTCTGCGTGGTGTGCGGAGAAGAAGGCATCCCGCTAATTAGAAAACCTGGCGCTCAGCGGGAACCAGGTCATTTGAAAAAGCTCTTCTGTTTGCGGTGTAAGTGTGAGACGAACCATGCGGAGATTCGACCTTTTGGCGCTTACAGATATGAAAATTTCAAAGAGGAATTTGATTTAGGCAGATTTACCAAAGATGGAGAAAAGATTCCAATAGCAGACTTAATGGATTGTTCAAAAATAAAATGTAAATATAATAAAGATGGTAAATGTTGGAACAGTAATTACGATTACGATTGTCCGCATAGACCTAAAAAGGAGAACAAATAATGGTAGGAAAATTATATGTCCTCATGGGGCAGCCGGGTTCAGGCAAAAGTACCTGGGTAAAGAATCATGCCATGACAGAAGATGGGGTAGTAGTATCAAGAGACGCAGTGAGATTTTCTATGGTATCCGAAGATGAACCATATTTCTCAAAAGAGAAGCAGGTGTTCAAAACTTTTGTTAATGAAATTAATTTCTACTTAATGAATGGTAGAACTGTATTCGCGGACGCCACTCATTTGACGCAGGCATCTCGCAACAAATTGTTACGAAATATTAGATGGAAACCTGCGGAAACCTCGGTTATTTGGCTACAAACTTCGCTCAACACAGCGATAAACCGCAACGCCGAGCGAAAAGGAACTAGATCGTATGTGCCAGCAAGCGACATCCGCCGCATGTACGCAAGTATTGACCCGCCTCGTTTTGAAGAAGGCTTTGATAAGATTTATATTGTTAAAGAAGATGGGAGCATAACTATTCATGAATAAATATGAACATTGCCCTATTTGGAATAGGGCTGCTTTAAGAAGTAATAAATTACTTTGTCCTTATCGCGGTAAGACTGGCAATAATTGCGGATTGTTTTACGATGAAGAAACACAAGAATGTAAATTAATTCACATGACATTAGCAGCAAGAATGAAAGGAGAAAAATAGTGGCAGAGACCTGGTTCACATCAGATTTACACTTCGGTCATGACCGGGATTTTATCTGGCGACCGCGCGATTTTGTTTCCGTGCAAGAAATGAATCACAAACAGTTAAGTCGTTTCAATTCAAAAGTAAAAAGTGATGATATTGTTTATATTTTAGGAGATTGTATTCTAGGAGATAGCGAGCAGAGTATTAAATATCTTAATGCTCTTCATGGTTACAAATACATTATCCTAGGGAATCATGATACCCCGAACCGTGTGGCGCTTTATCAAGGACTTCCGCGCACAGAAGTATTAGGTTATGCAACAGTAGTGAAATTCGGAAAGAAATCATTCTATCTTTCTCATTATCCTACTCGGGTAGGGAATTTCGAGGAGAAACATGGAATACGCTGTCTACATGGTCATACTCATAGTAAAGACCGCTTTGAATATTTTGAAGAGAGGTGCTACAATGTAAATGTAGATGCTCATGACTGTTATCCAGTCAATTTACAAGACCTTGTTAAAGACATCCAAAATCATACAGAGGAGGTAAAAAATGACAAAAAATGATATGAATGATATTCTGGAGATTATTGTAACAATAGTAACTGTTATAGCAATTCTTTTCTTTCTGCCTTTTATTTCGTTCTTCTTCGCTTGGTTAGGCGGATGGATAACAAAGATTACTATCGGGCCAATTTTATGTAAAGCACTTAATACATTGTTTAATACTACTATATTTACAGCGGATAAAATTCCTATGATTTCTGGAGCTCTTGGCTGGATAGGAGGATTCTTTAAAGCGTCCTCCCTTGGACAAAAAAATAAAAAGTAAATAAAATATTTTTTATATAAGATAAAGAAGATAGATTACTAAAGTCTATCTTCTTTTTTGGTTGGCTCTTAATTCTAAAAGCTGTCGGCGCGCACAGGGCCGAGTCTTGGAAAGAAAAAGGGCTCTAGGATTTTTTTAATTGAAATGAGGTGTATAGGGTGTTTCTTAGAAAAAAGCATAAACTTGATAAGGCCGAGATTATGCGGGAAAAGAAGGAATGGCAAGAGGAAAAGGAATTACTAGAAATAAGTCAAAAAGTAAACCAAGAGAAAAGGAAACTAAAAAATCCTTTGTCACAACTAACAACAACTAAGTTGATTATCTTATTTTTATTTATAAACTGCACAATTATTGAGATTTTTACAGGGTGGGTAACAGTAAAATGTATTTCAGTTGCTATTGCCACAGGCATGATGCTAGACCTGACGCCTTTAAATACATTGATTGGAACAGTAGTTGCAGAAGTTATGGGATTTTGCATTTATGCCCTAAAGTCTGCAAAAGAAAATAGCAAATCTGGTATCGTGTATGAAACAGCTATGAGACAATTAGACGCTGGAGTAAATGAGCCAGAGGAACAAGAGGAAGAAGAAACAATCATAGATGAAAATGCTATGGGTTAAGGAGGTTTTATATGGAATTTTTAATTAGTTATTGGTGGTTAATCATTATTATCGTTGCCGCAATCTTTGTAATTGGCTATTGTGTAAAAACTTTTTTAGGAATGCCAACAACAGAACAATTAAGCAAAGTAAAAGAATGGTTACTTTACGCTGTAACCGAAGCTGAAAAGGAACTCGGCTCTGGAACTGGCCAAATCAAGCTTCGCTATGTATATGATATGTTTATTGCTAAGTTTCCATTTTTAACTAAAGCTATTTCTTTTGAAAACTTTAGTACAATGGTAGATGAAGTATTGGTAAAATTCAGAACTTTATTAAGCGAAAACGAAGCATTAAAGCGATATGTAGAAGGTGAAACTACAAATGACAAAGAATGAATTTATTAAACAAATTGCTGCGGCCGCGCAAAAATACGCACCGCAGTATGGAATTTCTATTGTAAGTCCATGCATCGCGCAAGCTTGTCTTGAAAGTGGGTATGGAACAAGCAATAAGGCTAAATATCATAACTACTTTGGTTTAAAATACAGAAAGAACAGAGTAACTTGTAATAGCGGGTACTTTAAAGATGGCAGTCAAGAGCAAAAGACAGATGGGACATATTACCCTGTTACAGATGATTGGTATGCTTTTGCAACTCTTGAAACTGGTGTAGAAGGATACTTTCAATTCATTAATATCAGTACTTACTCTAATTTAAAAGGGGTCACAGATCCTAAAAAATATTTACAATTAATTAAGCAAGATGGATACGCAACAAGTATTAATTATGTTGATAATGTTTATAAAGTTATAACTAGCAACAACTTAACTCAATACGATAAAAATAATATAAAGGAGGAAAAAACAGTGGGATATACAAATAGTTCATTAGTAAGTTATACAGTTAAAAGTCCTAATCATAGTGGTACTAGAACTCATGCAATAGACAGAATCACCCCACACTGCGTTGTAGGACAGTTAAAAGCCCAAAACATCGGTAGCTGTTTTACGAGTTCTGCTGTTTCCGCAAGTTGCAATTATGGTATTGGAACAGAAGGAAAAGTGGTGCTATGTGTAGATGAAGCCAATCGGTCATGGTGCTCTTCAAGCGCGGCTAATGATCAAAGAGCGATAACGATAGAATGTGCATCTGATAAAAATGAGCCATATACTATGAATAGCGCAGTTTATAATATGCTTATTAAACTATGTGTTGATATTTGCAAGAGAAATGGAAAAACTAAACTACTTTGGTTTGCGGATAAGACTAAAACGCTTAACTACTCTCCTAAATCTAATGAGATGGTTCTAACTGTCCATAGATGGTTTGCCAATAAATCTTGTCCAGGAGACTGGCTTTACAACAGATTGAGTGATGTGGCTACACAGGTTACTAATCAGTTGGCGGGAACCGCATCTTCTAGCAGCACAGGGTCTAGTTCAACGACGGCAACAACCTCAAGTTCCACGGGTAATACTCAATATAGCGGAAAGGGGATTGGAACCGCGATTGCTCAAGCTACAATGTATATTCGATCTGGTAAGGGCACATCTTATTCAGCTCTAGGCACAATTTCTAAGGGAACTGCGGTAGAAGTTCTAGAAGTCTGCTCAAATGGTTGGTATAAAATTGTATGGCCTGGAGCTACGTTGGGTTATGCTTATACATCAAACTCTACTGGAACTTATTACAAATATGCGGCGAATAAAGCGAGCTCCGCCTCCTCTTCTGACAAGAACCCCGCGGAATCTTATGATAAGAGCATCAAAGGATATTATCGAACTACTGCGAATTTAAATATGAGAAGCGGCGCAGGAACAAAATGTTCTATCCTCTTAACAATACCTAAAGGTAAGAAGGTTAAGAATTACGGATATTATACAGAAATAAATGGCGTAAAATGGTACTACATTACATATTCAAAAAAGAAAGGTTTTGTATCTAGTGAATATTTAACCAAAGCATAAAATATTTGAGGGTAACTTATTAAAGTTACCCTCATTCTTTTGCTTTATAGGAGCGCTGACTTGACAAACATCCAAAATTATATTATAATTTATATGTATCAAAAAGGGTGACAAAATAAAAAAGGAGAAAAGGGTTTGGTTCAAAAATTTATTAGTTTAGATAATAAAATTATTAATTATAATACAGTAAATATAGGAGACACTATTATAATTATTCCTTATGTTAATAAAGAGTGCGCAATTGAAGAAGAGTCATTAAGTTTAAATTTCTTAGAAAAAATAGCCGCTATGTTTGTAAAAATGTTTCCTGATAATAAGGTAGTTGTTTCTCCTGTTAATTTAAATTTTACAATTATAAAAAAGGATCGAGGTAATGAATTATGATAGAAATTTATACAGATGGTAGCTCGAAAGGAAACCCCGGTTATGGTGGCTATGGAGTAGCGGTTCCCGCGCTTCATTATTGTTACTCAGAAATTAGCGAGCAAGAAACAACTAATAATAGAGAAGAATTAAAAGCTATTATTCACGCTTGCCAATATATAAAAAAGTATCCTGAAGAAATTTTTACTATTTATTCAGATTCTGCCTATTGTGTAAATCTTTGTAACGATTGGATTTTTACTTGGGCGCGGAATGGATGGAAAAGATACCAAACTCCTATTAGACCTAATAGAGATAAAATAAAAAATCTTGATTTAATAAAAGTTCTATATAAGTATCTTAGTGTGGATTTCCCAAACTTTCAAATTATTAAATGCCCAGGTCATAAAAATATTATTGGTAATGAAATTGCAGATGCGCTGGCCACCGGAAATACTATTAAATTTAATAAATTGTGCGAAAAACATAATATAAAATTTGATTCTTAACAAAAAATATGGTATAATAAAAGTATAAGAATTAAGGAGATTGAATATAAAATGGGAAAATTATATAAAGAAGATTCAATAGAAAGTTTATCCCCATTGGAATTTACGCGACTTAGACCTGGGGTCTATGCGGGCGATACCACATATTCAACGCAGCTATTAGTTGAAATACTTTCTAATGCTATTGATGAATTTCGCCTAGGAAACGGACATAAAATTGAAATCTTTTATGCTAAAGACCGCTTTATTTTCAGGATGATGGACAAGGTTTTATTCCTAATTCTTACAGAGATGATGGAAAAACCATTCTTGAAGCGGCTTTTAGCGTTTTAAATACTAGCGGAAAATATCGTGAAGACGGAGCCTATGATGGCACATCTTTAGGATCTTTCGGAATTGGTAGTAAAATTACTACTTTTTTATCTCACTGGCTGCATGTTACTACTTATAGAGATGGTTATTTTGAAAAAGTTAGATTTAAAGAAGGTGTCTTTGATAGTAGAGATACTGGAACTTATAAAGGACATTCTGGAACAAAAGTTGAATGGCAACCCAGCGAAGAATTTTTTACCCACACTGTTGCAGATATGAATGCAGTTAAAAATTTACTAAAGACTGTATCTTGCTTATGCCCGGGCTTAACAATAGAACTAACAGATATTTCTGATAATGATAATTGGCAAAAAGCTGTGTACAGTTCAACAAATGGTCTTAATGATTTAGTAGATGAAGCTGTAAAAGATAAAGAGATTATTAAAAATAGGCTTAACATTAATTTCGCCGAAGGAAAAAATAAGATGGATTTAGTTATGACTTATACCTCAAACTATTCTCCTACTATTGTTCCTTACGTAAATACTGGATTGACGGAGTCGGGACCGCATATTACACAATTAAAAACAACTTTAACTAGAGAATTTAATAAATTTTTTAGAGAAAAAAAATGGTTAAAAGAAAAAGATGAAAATTTAACTGGCGATGATATTCAAGAAGGCCTGTATCTGGTATTTAATATTACAGCTCCCAATGTATCCTATGACGCTCAGGTTAAAAGTAGAATCGTTAAAATGGAGACCAAGCCTTTTGTTCAAGCTTTAAGTGATAGCTTACAATATTGGCTTGAGGCAAATGAAAAAGAAATAAAATCTGTCGCAGATAAGGCCCTTAACGCGCGTAAGGCCAGAGATGCTGCAAAAAAGGCCAGAGATGCTGCGAGGAAAGCGATTCCGAAAGAAAAAGGCTTAAAAGCTAAAATGAAGTTGAGCAATAAATTTATTGACTGTATTAGTAAAAATTCTGCGGAAAGAAATCTTCTTTTAGTCGAAGGTCTTTCTGCGGGGAGCTCCGCGGTGGAGGCGAGAAATGCAAAGACTGATTGTATTTATATGTTAAGAGGTAAGGTAATATCGCCTTTAAAGACTCCTCTGGAAAAAATTTTAGCTAATCAAGAAATGAATGATATTACTCAAGTTATTGGCGCGGGAATTGCAGATACTTTTAATGTGTCTAAAATGAATTTTGATAAAGTTGTGATCACATCGGACCAGGACTCGGACGGCGCGGACATCGCGTTATTACTAACAACTTTCTTTTTTACATATATGCGCCCTCTAGTTGAAAAAGGTCATCTTTATAAAGCTGTTACTCCACTTTATATTGTGAAGCAAAAAAATCAAGAGTTATATTTTTACTCGGATGCAGAAATGAATGAATGGAGAAAAAAAGGTGAAAAGGGTGAAGTTTTAAGAGCTAAAGGATAAGAGATAGTCTGGTCCTTATCTACTTTTCCTAGTAACTGCTAGGGGTTATATCTAGTATAGATATAGCTAACGAGGGAGTCTAAACTTTTATTTAAAAAATTTGGGTGAAGTTAATTAAATTTCGGTGAACAAAATTTATATTAATATGTAACTTAATATTTTTAAATAAAGCACGATAATCTCGTGGGAAAAGAGGATAATATGTCAATAGGTATTTACAAATACACGAATAAAGTTAATGGTCATGCGTATGTAGGACAAAGTAATAATATAGAAAAAAGAAAAATGCAACA